CGAGTCCGAAGACTCTTATCAATAAGCATAAGTGGTTGTTTGTTGATAACCAGATCTTAATAGGTCTAATTTATCTAACTCATTAGATAGATTTCCTATGAAGTATGACTCAAATGGTCTGGCCCCAAAGAATTGAGACTTATCAAGAGGAAAATTCTCATAATTAAGATCATTAATTGTGTTAATTCTCTTCATTGATAATTTTCAAACTTTGTCTAAGTAGATAATCTGTTTACTGGTAAATCTAATTGATTCTACTAGTTTATCAGGTTCATCTATCCTTAGATCAGAAATTGAATCAACTAAATCAAGAGAAGAAGAAGATAAATTCTTCTGAACTCTTTGTTTAATTAATGTCAATTTTTGAAAGAGACCATGAACAATTGGGTTGAACTTTAGGTTCACTTGTGGATAATTAGGATCAAAAGTTCCTAAGAATCTATCATAGTATTTTAGAAGAGAGTTAGCACTCTTTTCTGCAATACTATCTAAACCTAAAGAGAAGACTCTATCCATAAACGGATAGATTTCGTCTACATTTGGTAAGTTCAATTCTTGGATTTTACAAAATTTAAAGAAATAATTTCTAATTTCTTCATATGTTGTAAATCCTTTATTGAACCTTATCATTAAAATTGTTGAATCAATAATAAATAATAGTTTAATTCGAGAATAAAATCTTTTATTAAATTTAATATTCATCATTGATTTAAACAATAGCTCCGTTGTAGATGTATACTTTAAAAGAGATGGAATTCTATAAATATATTCAACGACAATATTAATTATTGTTATTGGATTATTCATATTATTCAATATCCCTCTTAAAGGTAACCCTGAGATTTCTCTACCTTGGTATATTCATCTTTTTGCAAATTCATATGTATTTTTAGATACATGTGTTTTTGAAAAGGAGATATCTACACCAAGTTTATTCATTATCTTTATATATCTTAGAGCAACTTTATTGTGGTTTATAACAATATCGTCACCTAAGATTATATATCGTTGAAAATCATTTAACCCCTCTAAATGAGCGGCTCAATGAACAACAAGATGATGAGTAAGTGTAAAGGCTGCTCAGGAGGAATATGCACCCATAGGTTGACCAACTGAATATTTCAGTAAATCACCTTCAGGTGTCTCATAATCCCTCTCTACCAGCAGACCCTTTCAATTTTCAGCTATATTACTATCAAAAATCTTTGATAATAACTTAG